TGTAGTATCATCAATGTAGCGATATGTTAGTTCTTTAGGCTCCAGCAGAATCCCCATGTTACGAGTAGTTGCATCGTAACTAAACAATGGATGAGTTTTCATATAGATGTTACCGAATGGAGTAAGCCACTTGGTAATCTCCATACCATACATCTTCTGCCCAGGCTGAACATTTACATTCGCACCAGCTGTGGCCAACCTATCGATCCCGAGCAAGAATCCAGAACCACAAAGACAAAGTTTCTCATTCGCGCCGAAGCGGAAGATCTGCTCAAGCATGTTCTTGAGCCAAGTCTCACCACCAGCAGTCCAGGCTTGACCTGAGTAGGTAGCGTTGAGAGAATAATCATCACAGTTTGCCGCAGCATACTGGCGAATGAAGTTGATCACGCCCATAGTGGTACGTTCCGGCTTTCCATTATCGCCAGTATTTTGAGTACGAATACCCCAAAGGAATGCAAGCTCCATTTCCCAAGAGTGCATTTCCAACGCTTCGGACTTAGCCTTCTGCCTCTGCTCTGGAGTTCTCAGTTTGGTTTTGAGAGCCGTTCGAGTCATTGACAAGGGTGTACGGAAGATCTGTGTATAATTGTAGACCTCCGTAGGATTGAGAGCAATAGCATCCGGCATCTCTCCACCTTCAGGATTGATATTACCGATAATCTTGAAAGTGTCACAGTCAGATAGATCATGAGTAGCTGAATTGTCATCGGCTTCCAAGAGCTTGATTGCCAGAACAGAGTTCGTGGTTCCTCTGGTAACGCCGATGACTTTTCCAACCACATCGACAGTGTAGTCAGAAGCATCACGAAGAAGAATTTGATGCCCTTCACGAATACGGTTAGCGAGCACTGTAGTGACCTGTGCATAGAGAACATCGCCTGCTACACCGCCACTTACATAGGCTGCAGATAGATCAGGAAGAGTATAGATTCCTGCCACAGCCCCACCGACGGCTGATTGCTCCTGAGTCCACCAATGGAATCTTGGATCATCTACACTCTCAGACCCCATCATAGATAGGATAGCAGTCAACGGAGCCATACCATTTGGATAGAGATACAATATCTGCTGTCGCCAATTTTCAGGTCTCTGGTTAGCAACCCAGTCGCCCGTTCCCCTCATACCAAGAAACATATTACACCTCCATTAAATTAAAGTCCGTTTAATAATTTTACAGTCTCACGACTATAGCTTAAGCATAGTCATATCCATAAGTCCATGTGTTACTTACTGCGGCCAGAGGATGCCAAAACAATCCATCACTATACATCAGGAGCCTGTCACACTTGTTGTTGAGTACAATGTCAGTCCAGCACTCTGAGTCATCCCTATCAGATACAGTAACTGTGTTTACTGCATCTGCAGCCCTGACCACGATTGAATAGAATCGACCCTTAGCCTCCGCTACCGGAGGAAGTACAATGATCATAGGAGCTGTCAATGCACTTGGTCGAACTACATAATCCAGCGTAGTCATCTCAACGCTGGCTCCTGGGTCGATATATTTATCAACCACTTCCTTATCATGCTGAGCAAATCTATCTTCTAACATAGATGGGTTACCTCCCTATTGATTTGTTCATCTCATCAATTTCAGACTGAAGAGATGAAGTGTTAGGTTTGGAAGGAGCTTGACGAGTCCCTCCCTTTTTCTCAGGAAGTCGAGGAGTTTTCTTCTCTTCCCTTTCTTCCCGCTTGGCCACTTTAGAAAGGCCAAGTCGTTTGCGAGCCTCTGGTGCTACGAGATCCATTAAATAAGCGTAGTCCTTACCAGGATTGTCAGCTGCAACCTCTTCAAATACAGCTGCTACAACCTTCTTAAATCCAGCTAGATCGCCATTGTCTTCGTAAAATTTCTTACTAATTTCTTTTAGAGTGTTCTGTAAGGTAATGTTGTGTCTCACAATTTCAGGAATTGAGAGAAGCACACCCTCAGTCGCAATCTTCTTAGCATCCGCTACTCCCTTTGAATAGACAGAGTTAAGAAGCTTGTTAAATGAATCTTTATCACGGACTAGATCATCGAGATCCTCATCACCTATAAAGTCGTGAGTTTCAAGTTTAAGAGGTTCCTCTTTGAATTCACGCTTTTTAGGCTCCTCTTCATCTTTCTCCTTTTCCTCTTCAGGAACTTTCTTACCAGAGAGCTTGTCAATCTGAGCACGAAGCTCGGCGATAGTTTTATCCTTATCGTCTAATTCTTCCTCTTCCTTTGTTTCCTCTTTTTCCTCTTCCTCTTTTTCCTCCTCTTCAGTTTCCTCTTCTTTTTCTTCAACTTCCTCTTTCTCTTCGATAACCTCTTCTTTCTCCTCTGACTCCTTCACTTCCTCTTTAGATGTTCCATCTAAAACATTTAGCATTTCATTGATTTCTTCTTGCACACCACCCATGATAAAGTCTCCTTGATTGAAGTCCGTTTAATAATTAAATGGTCTTACTTAACAGCTATTTGTCGACTAACTTCCTGCCAATAACCGTGAGTAGTAACACCACCATCTCCACCAATGTTTACTAGGTCAATAGAATCATTGGCCTGAGCCATCCAACTTGTGAGAGCTGGAAGGCGATTGAGGTAGAGATTGCCACTAGCCGCTACTCCATCAACCAGAGTTATATTATTATCATCGAATACAAATCTCTTTACCTGTCCTTGAATACCACCAAGGATTTTTGAAATGTTAACTGCGGCTGCAGCTGTGACAATTACTACCTCAAATCCATAGAGTCCAAGGTCTGTTCCAACAGTGAGAGATGTTGTCCCAGCCGCAATGGCTAGTGAATTTACCCCAACTCCAGACCCTACAGATAAGGCATTAACAGCTGCCCTAACCTCTCTTATATACTCTGCATGAGTACTAATTAAATCTACATCAGTTGGTTTTGTCGCGTCCATCTTTTTCATCCTCCAATAGGCTTAGAAACATATCAGGAATACCAATCATATAATCGACAGCTTTCTGTCTACCATTAATATCTCCCATGTGTAGTAAGACAGATGCAGTCGAAGGATTGCTTGTAGCAGCGTCGTCAACTATGGCCTCCATCTCCTGATTAAATCCTCGTTTCCAAGAATTCAATTCCCTAAGAATATCATACCAAAGAGGGGATTTCTTGAACTCTTCAATTTCACTCTTGGTAGCATTTACTTTTATTTCTTTCATTATCTTACTCCAGTCGGAACAAAGTTACCAGCCTGCACCTGACGCTGGACTACTTCATCAGGCATTACCTGAGTCTGTATATTGTTCACATTGCGTCTAAAGTCCTCAACATTCTTTGCTCCAAGTTGACTCGCAATATACATGAAGATACGAGTCACATCAAACTGTTGTGAGAGCTCAGGAGAAGTACCTATGGTTTTGAATAGATCAATCCAAGCATTGGAGAAATTACCACCAGGGATTGAACCATCCCTAACAATCAAATCGTAGTTTACCATAATATCTTCGGGATTGGCTCTCGCTCGATTGGCTCCGAAGATGGCTTTCATCTGGTCAGCATTACGCCCAGTTATTTGAACAAAGGATGCTTGGCTCATATATTGCTGAGCATGGACTGCGAACATAGTACCAATGTCTTGCATAAATTGTAAGCCGATAATCATAGCAATTCGTTGGAGACGACTAACAGCCGATCCACGAGTGCCTTGGAACTCAGCGCCTGTTAATCTTTCAGGACCACCTTGTCTCAGTGCACCCTGCATTGATTGATCAGCGCCAGAGATACGATCCATCCACTGAGTAATATAAGAGCTATCACTGATATTTAGACGAGTTATGTCATTAACTTGGAGTTGTTGAACAACCTTATCAACTCCCCTTCCCCAAGCAGGCCTACGCAACCTTATCAATTTGCCAGGCTGCGGAGATTTCAAATCGTTAATGTTGACTAAGTAAGGATCAACAATAAGCATGTCATTGATAGCCTTACGTACATTAGCTATGTGTGAGTTGAAGAGGAAGTCTAATGTATGTTGTAGTCCATATAACACTTCTAGCCGACCAATAGGAGTTATTGAATAGCCATCGTATTCTGGACTGGCTACGGCTGCAGGATACATCCCATGATTGTGGTCAGCCTGCTCACAAGCTATAATCACATCGTCAGAGGCTAATTCGAAGTACCACTTTTCAGGCACTTCACTCTGTGATAATTTCCACTCTTTTGGAATTAGATTAACGTACATCCTAATACGATCAACTGGAGATAGTACAGTAGTTGAGGAAGTAATTGATGTGTTAGACCCACCAAACTTCTCATTCCTACTACTCTCATCAAGTGCTAACGAGGATCTCTTATTCTTTCTAGCCTCCAGATACTTCACATTAAACATTCTTCCATCTGAGTGACCTTCCTCACTTAATAGATTGACAAAGCTGTCTCGTTCTATCCAGCCGAAGAATTCTCCTTTTTGAATATTATCACTAGATACTGAAGGATCAGGGAGCCACATGTAAGGATCGATATTGCTTAGAGCATTACCTTCAAATAGTAAAGAGTCGATGTAAGTAACTTGATTTTGTATATTTTCACCTAAGTCAGACTGTGTAATGATCTGTGATTTAATAGGCTTTCTGCCGTACTGCTTACGCCATTCAGGGATCGCGACTCCCACTCCATAACCAATTGCATCACGAAGAGCTGTGTGAATATTTAAGGGAACTTTATTCTTAATACAATGAAGACGAATAACTAACTCCATCAACATAGCACCTTGAACATCATCATCTTCAACACCCTCATATTGAAACATAGGGTCTTGGAAGAAAGCCATTGATAGATAAGTCAACAACGCTTCGAGCATTGAGTAGGAATAAGGGAAGACAATAGTTAGAGGTTTCGTAGGATCTTTGAGTTTAATCTCTTCCTCTTCATCTTCCTTGGTATTTGAGAGATCAACATAGGTTGTTAGTGTCTTGTCAATCTCACGCCAAGAATCAAAGCGCTTAGAGATCTCATTTCTGGATACTCTAGCCCGTTCCCAGATCTTCGATCGCAACTCATTGTGGAAGTCACTATCGGGTCTAAGATCTAGTCCATCAGGATAATCATAGTCATATTTATCCTTGACATAGATATTATCTTTCCAGCTCGAAGGTTCTCCGCTCACTATGTATGGCATTATGCTGTCCTCTTCCAAATATAAAGTACATAGAATGGAGGTAAGTTATCATTATCACCTGAGTTTACAGATGCTGGATCTACTGTGTGAGTAGCAAGACCGGTAGCTACACTGATCGTAGTTCCATCACCATTATTGTCGACTAAAGTATTATCGCTTGGAGCACTAGATATTGTACTTGCTACGTCAACAGCATGTGTATGAGTTTTACTTCCACCAGTTGCTTCGACTATACCAAAGTCAGCATCGGCTGCTTTAAGACCGACCAAGTATTGAGCTTCGGCAACTCTAATCCATGTACCTACCCCCAATAAGGTATTTGGATTAGTTGATAAGGTTGAAATATAGATACTTCCAATAGGGTATATTACGCCTATGATGGAAGTTGCTATATCCCCTAATCTTAATACATCATTAGGATCTACTGGAGCCGCTGTACATTCTATAGGATCTTCAACTGAGATAGCTTTAGAAAAATCTCCATCATCATAATGACCAATGTCTTCTAATGAACCGATTCTGACTTGTTTTAGTGCCATTGTATAGTCCGTTTAATAATTTTATGGTCTTATAACTAATTACCAATTAATATCTGACTACTTAGATACTGATGGGATAGTGGCAGTACCTGTAGTACTAACAGGTTTATCTTGATTGACTGTTACAGTTGAACCTTCTCTAGCTGTAATATTAACAGTCATACAGCCACCTAATGATAGTAACAAGAATAGAATAACTAA